GTCCAGGTCCATTACCCTCAGGGTCACGCATCGGGATCAAAGCTGATCCGTCATTGAGGATCAGCACCCATGCCCTCTCCTCATCGCCCTGCCAGTAGAAGTCTTCGACCTCATCGGGTGCCATAGGTCGCACCTTGATGATCGTCTTCCCTACTAGTTGCTTGTAGTGGTCGGCGTAGTAGTTGTAGTTGTCACTCATGTCTGCCTCACTTCACCTTGATCGTGTCGCCGGACTTGACGATCTGCGCGTACCACTTGCGTGACTTGTACGGGTCGGGACCTACGACGTAGTACGCCCCGTCCGGTGCCTCTCGCAGCGGCCCGGCGTACTCATTACCGAAGACTGAGGTCGCCTCCAGATACGTCGTGTGTCCTGCCTTGATTGTCTCGGTCAATGCCTTCTTGCTGGCGAAGCGTGTGTTGTCGTCTGACCAGATACCTTGTGTCACGTTGTCTCCTTTAGTTTCTAGTGCGTTGTTAGGATCAAGCCAGGGAGAGCAACCCCTGGTCGGTCAAGTACTGATCTAGTGCGGCGCGTAGTTCATCATCGCTAACCGTGTAGGGCTCCTGCTCGGACGGGTTGCGTGCGTGGTCCCAAGGCCTCACCTGTACACAGTCCGGACACGATCCGTCAGGAGCGAACAGGTCAGCCAAGCGTGAGCCCTGCTGGTATTCGATGCTCCAACCTAGGGTCGGGTGGATCAGCTTTGTGTCAGCCACGATGCGTGTTCCTTTCGTCTAGTCGTCAAGCCACACGATGCGTGCTGGCCTGTCGATCACCGGGAGTCGGATACTCCCGTCTGGTGCGTCTATTGCCTGCCACCCGTTCACTACCCTGCGACAACGTCGGCAGGCTAGGTCGTGCCCATTCCAATCAGGATCATCCGACCTGACCTCGTACCCCTCCGAGTAGGGAGGGAAGCCCTCGAAGTCCTCCGTGTTCCCGCAGCAGCAGCGCCAGGTACCACCCGTCGCAGACTCTATGATGTACTCTGCCATGTTAGCATCCTCCTAGAAGTCTGCCATGACGATCGGCTGGATAAGTCGTCGCTCCGCGGCGTAGTCGGGACCTGTCGGCGCGTAGTCCGAGCGGACGTAGCGTCGGACAGGAGCATCATCATCGACGGGTGCGATAGGTGCCAGGAGTCCCGTCGACGGGTCCACAACCTCACGCCGCTTACGGCGAGGACGGGACACATAGGCAGGAGCCCAACCGTCAGGATGGGAAGCCGTCCGAAGACCATAGGCGCGGCGTGCCGCGACTCTAGGAGTCCTGGCTGGATCTATCCATGACGGACCATACACACCCGCGCTAGTGGCGCGGGACATAACCTGACCTCCATCTCATCTAGTCTCTTCTTACCTTGCTAGTGCCTAGCCTACCACACTTTCACTTACCTGTCAACAGTATTGGGAAGGTTTCCTAAGTACTCCCCCGGCGTCCGGTTTGATGTAGGAGTCTGACCTAGTGGCCTGTCCCTCTCTTCTGTTGTGACCTCAGTCAATCATACTTCCATCCTCCTGTCAATACCAATTCCCCCATAGGCAGGTAACAGATAGGTCACGCTTACATCAACCCTGGCACAGCTCTGGAGTGTGTAAGAATCTGGACTAGGTCCAGACAGACAGGCTACGGTGGCGTAGGTTACGGGTCCGTAGGTTAGGGATGGGGATAGTCTCCCCTGCTTCCTGTCACCTCTACTGTCCTACATCAAGGGGAGGACAGACCTATATGTATACACACGGGAGGGCAGGCCCTCCCCCCTGGGGAGTGGGAGGGGGACTAGGTGTGATATCCGCATGACAACCCTTGCCCTGATCAGCCTTTGATCAACCGCTTGCGCCTGTCAGCCTGACCCCAGGGTGTTAAGAATACTATCTATATATATATAATATTATCCCTATCACCTTCCGCGTAGCATTGTAATCTTGCTGTCAGAGCTGACCCCTGTACCTGTCTGACCCCACTCCTATCTAGCCTGTTCTGTACCTGTATGTCCGTTATTTACTGTGAGGTGCGTCACATTTAGGTAAAATCTTGCTGTTCAGGTGTCCACCTACCCCCCCTGAAACCAGGGATATACATATAGAGCCTTTTACTAAAGGCGCCCCTTCAGGGGGGCGCCGCTATAGGTACTTCAGTCAGGTATAGGTAGACCTATATCTGTAGGGACAGGTCTGTCCTGGCTCCGTCTCGGGAGCAAGCTCCCTCGCCGGAGTAAATATAGGTTCCGTTTTCCACAGGCTGTGGATATGAGCCTGTGACCCCCCTTGCAGGGTGTCCCCTGATTTGGGTGAGGAGTCCTGGGTGGCTGCGAATAGTGCTGGCAGGAAGCGCAACGATAATCCGGCTGAGGCGAAGAAGCGGTTCCTTGAGTATTACAACGAGGGCCGCACGATCAATGATGCGCTGAAGCTGGCGGGTCGGACTCGCACGACGTATGAGACGTGGCGGCGGTCGGATGCCCAGTTCGCGGTGGATGCGGATCGGATCCGGCAGATGCGCTTGGGGGCGCAGCATGTGCAGGGCGAGCAACTGTCTTTCTCAGATTTTTCTGAGAGGTATTTGGGCGCTCGGGTGTTCCCGCACATGCAGAACGTGGTGGACCTGATTGAGGGCAACGAGCCGGATTGGCGTCATCCGGGGATGACGTATGAGCGGGGCGAGCAGGATCTGCTGATCGTGAACATGCCCCCTGAGCATGCCAAGACGACGAGCGTGACGATCAACTACGTCACCTACCGGATCTGCATGGATCCCAACGTCAGGATCATTCTGGTGTCAAAGACCCAGGACATGGCGAAGAAGATGCTGTACGCGGTGAAGACCCGCCTGACGCATCCCAAGTATGCCGAGATGATCGCGAACTACGCCCCGGTCGGGGGGTTCGATAAGAACTCTGAGGCCTGGAACCAGAACATGATCTACGTCTCTGGCGACGCCAGGGATTCTGGTGAGAAGGACCCGACTGTGCAGGCCCTGGGTATTCGGGGTCATATCTATGGTGCCCGTGCGGATCTGATCATCATGGACGACTGCGTCGATCTGACGAACGCCCACGAGTTTGAGAAGCAGATTGATTGGCTTCAGTCCGAGGTGATCTCGCGTATCTCTAGCCAGGGCGCCCTGCTGGTGGTGGGGACCCGCCTGGCGAGCAAGGATCTGTATTCGGAGCTGCGGGATAACACCCGCTATCCCGATGAGGTCAGCCCCTGGACGTACCTGGCGATGCCAGCGGTGCTGGAGTTCGCGGAGGAACCGAAGGATTGGTTCACGCTGTGGCCTAGGTCCAACCAGCCCGAGGCCGGGGCCAGGGGTGAAGACACCGAGCCGGGTGAGGATGGACTGTTCCCGAAATGGGACGGGCCACGCCTAGCCAAGAAGAGGGCTCGGGTGTCCCCCAGGGCTTGGGCTTTGGTGTATCAGCAGCAGCAGGTAGCCGATCAGGGCATCTTCTCCGCTGAGGCACTACGGGCTTCCATCAATGGCAACCGCATGACCGGGTTGATGCCTCGCGGCATGGTGAACTGCCGCCCTGACGGGATGGATGGGCTGATATGTGTAGCTGGCTTGGACCCGGCAATGGCGGGACATACGGCAGCCGTGGTGATCGGCTTGGATCCAGCGACGCAGAGACGTTACGTGCTGGACATTTGGAACAAGCCAGCGATGACACCGGACCAGATCAGGGATTTGATCCGAGAGTGGACCACTAAGTACGGCATTACCGAATGGCGCGTGGAGAAGAACGCCTTCCAGTCGATGCTCACCCAAGACCGTGAGGTCAGGGAGTATCTGGCTGGTGCTGGTGCGATCCTGCGGGAGCATTTCACCGGATCCAATAAGCATGATGTGGATTTCGGTGTCGCGTCGATGACGACGCTGTGGGCTGGTTGGGAAGATAAGCGGCAGTTGATTGAGTTGCCTTCGACTGCGATCTCTGAATCCAGCAAGGCCCTGGTAGAGCAGTTGCTGATCTGGCATCCTGCCGCACCGAAAACACAAAAGACCGACATCGTGATGGCGTTGTGGTTTGCCGAGTTGGGATGTCGTGATCGCGTGACCGCGATGAGTAACTACGCCCGGTCCCATGTGAATAACCCGTTCGTGACTCGTTTCGATAAGGCGGGTAGGGCGACGGTGAACCTAAATGATGCGGAACGTGACCGCATGTTCGTGACTCTGTAGGAGGATGGGTGCCGACAACGGCTGAGGTTGCCAACCTCTACAACAGGCTGCGTGTGCAGAACAATGATCGTGACCAGCGCATGCGTGACATAAAGCAGGTCCGTGGCGGTCAGATGGGGATGGTGTTCCCCGAGCTGTTCCCTGAGGATGGCCCCTTCACTCGCCCCATTGTGGCGAACATGGTCGATGTTGCGGCGCGGGATCTTGCTGAGGTTATCGCTCCCCTGCCGTCGTTCAACTGCTCTAGCTCGTCAATGGTGTCCGATCGTGCGCGAATGTTCGCTGAGAAGCGCACCCGCATCGCCACCTACTATGTGCAGTATTCGCAGTTGCAGAAGCAGGCGTACACGGCTGCTGACCGCTATGTGACGTACGGCTTTGTTCCTGGCATCGTGGAGATTGACTGGGACGAGCGCATGCCGCGCATCAAGTGGCTGGACTCTATGGGCACCTACACGGTGCGGGACCGTAGGGACCGTGTGAAGGCGCTGTTCCAGACGATCAACTATCACATTGATGATCTGATCGCGAAGTTCCCGGTGCTGGAGAATGTGATTCTCTCGCAGGTTCCTGGTGCGTCAACGAAGATTGAGGTTGTTCGCTACCACGACAAGGACGTGGACATTCTGTTCCTGCCCGGTGAGGGCGGCATTGAACTGATCCGCACACCTAACCCGGTGGGCAAGTGCCTTGCCGTGGAGGTGCGTCGTCCTGGTTTGGATGATGACCCGCGTGGGCAGTTCGATGATGTGATTGCTGTTCAGGTGGCGAAGGCACGTTTCGCGCTGCTGGCGATGGAGGCTGCACAGAAGTCGGTGCAGGCACCTATCGCCCTGCCCCAGGATGTGCAGGAACTGTCCCTGGGTGCAGACGCCGTGCTGCGGTCTACGACACCGGAGAAGATTCGGCGTATCCCGCTTGAGGTTCCTGCTGCTGCGTTCCAGGAGCAGGGCATTTTGGATCAGGAGCTGCGTCAGGGTTCACGTTACCCCGAGGTGCGTGGCGGCAACCTGGATGCGTCCATCGTGACGGGTCGCGGTGTGCAGGCCCTGATGAGCGGTTTCGATACACAGGTGCGTACCGCGCATGCCATGTTCGCGGAAGCCTACACAGATTTGGTCGCCCTCTGCTTTGAGGTGGAGGAGCGATGCTGGCCTGCGTTCCGCAAGACGGTTCGCGGGAACGATAACGGCACCCCGTATGAGGTTTCATACTCCCCCGAGAAAGACATCAAGAACGATTACTCGGTGGATATCCAGTATGGCCTCATGGCGGGTCTGGACCCTAACCGCGCTTTGGTGTTTGGGTTGCAGGCCCGTGGGGATCGCCTCATCTCGCAGGACTGGCTTCGCCGCTCCTTGCCTTTCTCGCTGAATGCGACGGAGGAAGAGCAGAAGCTGGACATTGAGGATATGCGCCAGGCGTTGCGCCAGGCCGTATCCGGCTATGCCCAGGCAATTCCTGTGCTAGCGCAGAACGGGCAGGATCCCGGCGAGATTCTTTCCCGCCTGGCGATCATCATCGAAGGACGCCAGAAGGGTAAGCCGATTGAGGAAGTGATCGCTGAAGCGTTCGCTCCCCCTGAGCCCCCACCCGGCATGGTTGATCCGATGGTTGATGACGCCTCCCCGATCCCTAACGATCCCATGCA